TCTGAGCAGCGCAACGACACAAACTTTGACAAGCTGCCAGTGATCGAGTACACAGGCAGCCGCATGGAGAAGATCGGCAAGGGCACAACCCGAATCCCGAATTTCACCATAACAGGTTGGATCGCCCGTCCAGCAGGCATGGGCGCTCAGGAATTTGCACCCATTCCAGAGTTTGATCCTTTCCCTGCGCCAGTACCGGCACCAGCAGCTCCCGCGGCCAAGCAACACGCCGCACCCATTCCCGTTCACTCTGACGAGGATCTGTTCTAAGACGTAATGAATTAAGGGCCGGGGCTTTGTCCCCGGCTTTTTTTTCCCTCATGGAATCAAAAGAAGAATTCTGGCAACTGCTGGTGCTCATGTTGGCCCGGCGGGTGTACGAATTGGAGCAAAGAATTAAAAAAATGGAGAAGAAGAAGTGAGATATTTATCTGTTTGCTCTGGCATTGAGGCCGCGACAGTTGCTTGGCATCCACTTGGATGGACGGCAGCGGCCTACTCAGAGATCGAAAAATTCCCATCCCAGGTGCTCGCGCACCATTACCCAGACGTGCCCAATGTGGGCGACATGACCAAATTTAAGGAGTGGAACCTTGGATCAATTGACCTTCTTGTTGGAGGAACACCCTGCCAATCATTCAGCGTTGCAGGACTTAGAAAAGGATTGGATGACCCGCGTGGCAACCTCATGCTCACATTCCTTGCCATTGCTGACCAATATCGCCCCCGATGGTTGGTTTGGGAAAACGTCCCCGGCGTCTTGTCATCTAACGGAGGAAAAGATTTTGGAACCTTCCTCGGGGCGCTGGGGGAACTCGGGTATGGGTTCGCCTACAGAGTTTTTGACGCTCAGTACTTTGGAGTGGCCCAGCGACGCCGCCGTGTGTTTGTTGTCGGATACCTTGGAGACTGGAGAGCTGCCGCAGCGGTTCTTTTTGAGCGCCACAGCCTGTCAGGGGATTCTGCGCCGAGCAGAGAAAAGAGGAAAGAAGTTGCCTCCGCAACTGGAATGCGCCTTGATGTCAGTCTCATCGGGTCGTTGACTGCTGGTTTTGGCAAAGTTGGAGCACCAGAAATTGATGCGTATACATGTTTGCCAGCATTTACTTCTTACGGCATACCTGGCAATTGGATTGGGCGTAAGCCTGAGAACGGTGGCAATGCCACAGAACCAATGCACGACATTGCACCATGCCTTACCAAAGCCGATCAGCATGGTGTGGCCCAACCCATCTCATTCAGCGGCCAAATGTCAGAACCTCAGACAAATGTGGACATGACGCAGACCCTGCAAGCCAAGAACCCGATGGCGGTGGCAGTGGGCGCATTCAAGCCCGGGCAGTCAGCGCAAGCGCACAGCATTGGCTACGAGAACGAGATGGCCCCGACCTTGGAAGCGGGAAGTGGCGGCAACAACAAGCCAGCAGTCCATCACGGAATGGCCGTGCGACGCCTCACCCCTGTTGAATGCGAGAGGCTCCAGGGCTTTGGCGATAACTACACAGACATCCAACCCAAAGGCAAGGCCACGCCAGACGGCCCCAGGTACAAGGCACTGGGTAACTCAATGGCAGTGCCCGTGATGGCATGGATCGGCAAAAGAATACAAGAAGTGGAGCAGATGCAATGCAAGCCGAACAAATAGCAAAAGCGCTTGGCAACGCAAAGAGAGTTGGCAAAGGATGGTTGGCAAGTTGCCCACTGCCAACGCATGGACAAGGTCACGGGGACAAGAACCCGAGTCTCAGCATCAGTGACGGCGAAGACGGCAAACCGCTGTTCAAGTGCCACTCTGGGTGCGATCAGCATCAGTTATTTCACGCCATCAGGGACTATGGCCTGCTGCCAGACATTGAGAAACGCGATCCATTGGCAAACATCAAGCCACTGCCAGCACTCACGCCGCAAGTACTCGAGCACGAATGGGTCTATGTGGACGAGGACGGTGAACCCCTATTCGTCAAGCAGAGGTTCAAGACAAGCAGTGTCAAGGGGAAAGATTACCGCCAGGCCAGGATCAACAAGGACGGGTCAAGGTCTTACTCGCTGGGGGATTGCAGGATCGTGCCGTACCGCTTCCCTGAGCTGCTGAACGCAAAGACTGCTGGCCGCGCTATCTACCTGGTGGAAGGTGAAAAGGCAGCAGATGCCCTGGTGGAGATCGGCGCCATCGCCACCAGTGCTCACGCTGGATCTGGCAGTTGGCCGCAAGAGATAACCCAGTACTTTGCTGGCGCCACTGTGGTCATGCTGCCCGACAACGATCTGGCGGGTTGGAAGTACGCAAAGCTGGTGGCAGCGGCGCTGACGCCTGTCGTGAAGTCACTCAGGATCGTGGACCTGCCGGTCATATATCCAACAGATGACGCATGGGAGTGGGTCAAGGTTTACGGTGGAACCCGGCAGCAGCTCGCGGAACTCGCCAAGCAAGCCCAACCCATCACATCAGTGGATGATGTAACGATGCCGGAAGGATTGCTGGCGGCAGCAGAAGTGGTTGCACCTGCAACACCAAACGCAACAAACGCAACCGCACCTGGAAACGTCCACCAAGAAACAGACAAAACGTACAAGCCCTTCAAGATTGAGTCATGGCAGTCAGTCAAGGATGAACCCGTCCAATGGTTGATCCAAGACGTGATCCCTGAGAAGTCCTTTGTGGCGCTCTATGGGCCGCCAGCGAGCTTCAAGTCATTCATTGCCATGGACATTGCCGAGTGCATCGCCAGTGGCAGGCCGTGGCTTGGCAAAGAGATCAACGGCACTGGGCCTGTTCTGTACATAGCTGGTGAAGGTCATGGGGGAATAGGGGCCAGGATTGCCGCGATCAAGCAGCACCACAAGACGCCTGACTCTTCCCAGCTCTATGTCGTGCGCTCGCAAATCAATCTCAGATCCAGCGTTGATGACTTCACCAACCTGATCCTGGCAATCGATGAGTTGGTGCAGGAGCTGGGTGTCGACCTGCGCATGATCGTGATCGACACGCTGGCACGGGCGTTTGGCGGTGGAAATGAGAACTCGAGTGATGACATGGGGGCCTTCATCCAGGCCACAGGAAAGATCCAGAACCGCTACAAGTGCTCACTCATGTTGCTGCATCACGCAGGCAAGGACACGACAAAAGGGCTGCGTGGGCACTCCAGTCTGCTGGGTGCGGTGGACACGCAGATGGAGATCATCAGGTTCCCGCAAACCCGTGAAGGCTTGATCTTGATGTCCAAGCAAAAGGACGGTGAGGACGGCCAGAACTACGGGTTTGAGGCCATCGAGGTGGAGATTGACAGGTCAGATCTGGGCCTGGAGAACGGTAGCAGTCTCGCAATTAAGCACCGCGAAACCATCGCAGGGGAGATGGATAAGGCACGCAAAGGTCAGGAAACAAAAGAGCCGCCAGATGTCACTGACAAGGGAATCTTTGCCAGTTATGCGCTGAAAGCTCTGTTCATGGCAATGACAACTAAGTCAAGACGGGTGCCAGCAATCAATGACCAGTTGGTTGTGACCCGTGAAGATTGGAAGGAGGCCGTCAACGAGTTGAGAAGAAGAAATGACCAGGAAGCACTGTCAAAGAGGCAGGGAGATGATGGCGCAAGGACCTTTGGAGAGAAGTTGGTAGCCAGGGGGATTGGTGGAACCTATGACACTAAAGAAGTAATTTTTGTGTGGTTGAACCAGGCCACGATGCTTAAATTACAGGCAGATCCGGGGTTCGGAGGGGGTGAGGAGCATTTTCCACAAAAAGAGGTGTGAATATGGTGAATATGGGCGTGAATATGGTGAATATGGTGAAAACACGTTGCGCGGAGTTTGGTGAGTGAATATGGGGTGTGTCTATAAGACACCCATATTCACTCACTCACCAACGTGGTCACCGAAGTCGATTTAATTGGAAAGGGAAGAAATGAAACCAGTGCAAAGCAGTCAGGGCAAAAGTCGGATGCCAAGTCGCGGAATCGCGGTGCAGTTTCCAGCAACAGAGTTTGAGCTGGCGATGGGGTCATGGTTGTCAAAGTTGGAAGAAGTGAAGAAGGACTGCGACAAGCGTTGGGGAACTGATCGGTTGCAAAAGTTGGCAGATGCTAACTTCATGGAGAAGTTTTACGCGCAGCAGCAAAGGGTCTGG